TAATCTTAGTTGCTCCAAATTGATCTCTAATAGGCTGTAGGACTTTAATTACTAAACTTGTGATCCTAGAGACTGCATTATGATCTAAATGCTCTTCCTGATCGATTCCTGCATGAATTGCTGTAGGAGAATAAACTAACTCTTGTAACGTGAAATTGGTGCTTATCAGCATCGCTAACCAAGAACTCTTATTTGACTGAGTAATCAACTCCTTTGACAAGCTCCAGGACGGACTTATGAGAATGAGCATTATCCCCATCAACGGCATCATCAAATGCCTGTCTAACTTCTTTAGGAAGTTTATCAAGATGAGGTTGCAGATGTTCGACTGCTAAAGATTGAGCTTTGTCGGCTACTAAATCTTTAAGCATATTTGCCACAAAGGGCAATATGAGGTTAAGCATATCTTTCCTTTCTTTATCCTGTTCATGGTTATCATAATTATCCTTTACGAAAAAATCATACAGCCAACTAAAGTGGTTCACTCAGTTTCCTTTTCCTTATCAGGATGGGGTGCTATGGGGTTCTTTTCTTCTTCTTGGTGTAGATCACCTCCACTCTCAAAATGGTATTTTGCGATACCACTAATAATGGGAATAAAAGCTCCAATCAAAATATTCAAAAGGTCTTTACTGGAAGTTGGTAATTCATCTGCACTACCCAACATTACATGTACAATATAGGCAAAAATAGCAAGAGCAGATAAAGCTACTACAAAACGAGCGATAAACCTACTTACCTGAATTCTCTCATTCACCGACATTTTAGGAGGTATCGGCTTCGGAGCATCTGGTTTCGTAACCGTAGTCGTAGTGATTTCTTTAGCCATTATCTTAATTTCAAGGATTCAACGACTCTAGTGTTATTCTCAATTGCATGGGTTAGTTTTCCTATGGTATCAACCATTTGTGAATTAAAATCCCTCTGAAGATCTAATACCTGCTTCTCATTCTCAGATCTATCTTCTCTAGCTTCTTCTCTCTCTTTTCTACTTTCATCAAATTGATACTTGATAAACCACATCAAAATAACAGAGATAGCTACTGGAATCCCAACCTGATTCAGTAAGTCTAATATAGTATTTACTTCCATAAGATCAGGATGAGTTTGACCTGTAGTATATGCATAATCTGCTGGATTCATTTGACACTATCCCTCCTAAAAATTATGGAGTCATAATGATTAACAAAATACCAAACCAGATAAACTCCAGCTAAAATCAGAGTGATATAAATCGAAAAGAATATGAGAAGTCCTGTCATGGATTACTCAGGGTTCATTTCTGCGTTCCGTGCTTCCTTGAAAGCCTGATAGTTTGCTTTCACTGAATCAGTCCAAACTGCATTGCAGATTGCTTGTGTCTCTGCTGGTTCACCTGAAATGTCGGAGTCAGGATGCAGGACATGCCGGTGAAAACTTCTTGTAAGTTCCACACCATCTTCACTGATAACCGTTGCTTGTCTGCATTGAACTGCTTTGAAATCACCGACAATCTCAATCTTGTCGCATTTCACAGTTTTTGTTAAAGCCATTTTATTTTTTATTGTTAAGGTTTCAGAGGATCAGGAGGATAATCGTTATTCGATCTTATTTTCCGTATTATATTTGCTACACACCCATAAACCGGCTCACTTTTTACATTCTCACCAAATATCTCGATTAAATGATTAAGATCGTTAATATGTTGACCTGTAAACCCCGTTTTTTGGTAAACAGAGTAGAAAATCACTGGGATTTTTTCCAAACCTAATGATAATGCAATAAGATTTCTTTGATTTCCTACCTCAAAATTTCCTCCTATATTTTTATGACTACATTGAATCACCACTGGATATTGAATCCCGTTTTTCTTGACAGATGAAACTAAATCTACTGCTGTTTTACTAATATCTTTTGTTTTGAATTCTGTATAAATGATTTCAGCCATAGTTAATCCACTTCATACGTTAAATTAAACCCCATATCCGCATTAACAGAAGCCCTATCAGTTAAAGCTAACCCATCTCCAACTCCCCCTGATCCACTAGTTGGTCTTTGAATATCCACGAAATCCACATTACTGCTTAAATAAGTATGATAGCCTTCACCTGTTAAATTCCACCGACTCAACCAAATAGAACCATAATACATTCTACCTGGGTTATTAGCTGTCGTAAACGGCAGTCCTGTGATTCGAACATCACCTGAGCCCTCGGATGTGGGCGTAATATCCTCAAGCCATATAACGATGTTTACGGTATTACCAATTTTGGTATACCAACCTGAGTTTCTGGCGTAGTTATATGTCCCCGTAGATATCTTTCCTGTATATAGTGGAGTGAAAGTTCCTTGCTCATAGTCATAAAGGGTCCGGTCCCCTTCCACAGCAGTCCTGGAATCGGGATCACCACCAAACGTAATCCCCTGACCTGCCGTACTGATAACAATACTTCCATTATTTATGGAAACATCCCCATCGGTATCAATCGTCAGGGCTGCCGTGCCTCCGTCTTCCTGGAGTATTAAATCTCCACCAGAGGCTGGTTTAAAAATTAAATCTCCCATAGGTCTCCTTTATGGTCCTGTGATTAAGGTATCAGTTCCGTCAAAATAGACGGTTAAAAAAGTTACTCCGGCATCTTTCATATAGACATATCCGTTATCTGCATTGAGTTCTACGTAAGTTGTTGCATCTAAGGTTATTGCCGCATCTGAATCTATTTCTGGGATCTTCTTATTAGTCAATGTCTTAGATGTCTGGGATAAATAGGTATCAACATTATTAATTGCAACCTGTCGCATACCTACATCTGCATCATCCATCACAAACGCATCTCCACTCGCTACTGTCGGTGCCGTAATAGTTGCTCCAGCATCCATTACATTCAATTCAGTAGCAGTCGCAGACATGACTACATCTTCATTGATCTTTGGGCTGGTAATGGTTTTATTCGTTAAAGTCTGAGTACTACTAAGCGTGACTAAGGAAGCAGATGAAATATCAACTGGTCCAGATTCGGTAGCACTATTACCTGTAAAAGTCCCCTCTCCAGTGATGATTTCTGCACAAATGAGAGTTCCATTATTAGTAAGCGTATATCCGTTAAGATCTATCTTGTACGGGCAGATGTAGGTTTCATCAGCAGCAATAGTAAGGTTTGCAGTAAGCTTTACATTAAAACCACCTGCATCAATAATTGCTTCCCATTTACTGGCAGCAAGATCTGTTGCAAAGGTTCCTGCATCATGTCCTTCAACACATATGTATACCGCACCTGTTTCAGAATTTTTAACTAGATCTCTTTCAACATATGTTGTTCCTGTAACCCAATTACTTTGCCAAGATCCTAATTCTTGAGTGGCAATGATGTCACCATTAGAATCGAAAGATATTAAATTATTTATTCTGTCAGTTTTATTTTGACTGATAGTAGCAGCAGTATCAGGAGTTGTATTGAAACCTGTCGTTCCTTCCAGAGAAGATGCAAACTTTAATGAATGACCTCTATTATCATCCAACTGTTGAGAAATTTGAGTTAACTTATCAAAACTGTTCTCAATGGTTTCTGCATCAATGGTTGAGTTATTCGTATAATCAGAAACCTGAGTTAAAGGAACACTTCTGGTAATGACAATTGTATCAACTGATGTCGGATAAGTTACTGTAGAATCTACAGTGAATCCTGCTTCAATATAGGTTATTGTTGCATTAGAAGAAGTTCCTGCATTCTGAACAGTATAATGTGTATCTTTTTTAAGATATCCAGATGCTCCTGCAGTAAAACCTCCGCCAGTAATAGGAGTTCCAAAACCTGAAGCTCCTTTTTCCCAATAGACTTCAATATGGGTTGCATCAAGTACAATAAAGCTTATTGTATGTGGCCCTTGAGTGGCGTTTCCTGAAAAAGAAGATCTCGTAGTTGTTGCAGATATTGTCATTAATAACCTCCTACTACAGCACTAGGGCGGAATGCTTCTATATAATCTTGATTCTCAAAATGTCGAAGCATGTTTTCCGTTCTTCCTAGATAA